GTAGTAATAATTTTTTTATTGAAACGCAACGGAAGCCCCCGCAAGTCCTAAATCCTCTATTTTTGGCGGAAACAAGCGAACTGGCGCCAACTGGCCGTGCTCAGCCAAGACTGGAAACGACCACGCAAAGTGGTGGCTTATCGTTCGCTGGCGACATTGGGGATTTCTCAGAAAAGGTTCTCGAGGTCAAATTGCAGCCCTGGCAAATGCGCGTACTTCATGGCCAAACAGAATTAAACGATGCCGGCAACTTTGTTAACCGTGTTTCGCTGGTGAGCGTTGCGCGACAGAACGGCAAGACCACAGCCATGGCCGCACTTATCGGCTGGTGGCTTTGCACCCAAGGCGGGCACCGTGGGAAACCCCAAACTGTCATCAGCTGCAGTCACCAACTCGACTTATCCACCGCGCTGTTCAAGTACCTAGCGCCCATTCTTGGTGCCAAGTTCAATGCCAAGATTTCGTGGTCATACGGACGCATGAACCTCGAGATGCCAGACGGCAGCACTTGGTTGGTTAGAGCTGCTACACCTCAGGCAGGCCACGGTTACTCTGCTGACCTCATTTGTGTTGACGAAGTTTGGTCAGTTTCTGAGGCCGCGATAGATGAGGGTTTGTTGCCGTCCCAGCGCGCAAGAAAAAACCCGCTTATGAGCATGTGGTCAACAAGTGGTACACCGGAAAGTAAAGCGTTACTACGTTGGCGCGAGCAAGGCATACGCGCAATAGATGCCGGCGACCACGGCCCGTTGTATTTCGCTGAGTTCAGCCCACCTAGCAATATTGACCCGATGACGCCAGAGGCTTGGGAATACGCAAACCCTGCTCTTGGGCACACGCTCGACATGTCAGTTATTAAAGCTGAAGCCAAGGCCCCAAACCGCAACGCTTTCCTGCGCGGCTCGGTCAACACGTGGACTAGCTCACACTCGGGCTGGTTAGAAAACGGACTTTGGGAAGCCTGCCTATTTGACGGCGAGGTACCTGCTGGTGGTGTCCTTGCTATCGAGCAATCAATAGACGAGGCCAGATATGTGGCAGTGCGCGCCGTGCGCGTAGAAAACAAAACCGTGGTAACTACCGCATTTGATGTAGACAACATGGCTGAAATGTGGGCATGTGTTGACCGTGAAGTAACCCGCAACCCGCAGCTGCGCATTGCAATAACACCAGTACTTGAAACCCACTGCCCGCCTAAGCATGAGCGCCGGCGCACTATTGTTGGCTACCGCGAACTGCTCAAGTGGACTCTTGCCGTACGTTCGCTGATTGTAGAAAACCGCATCGGCCAAACTGGCGAGAAACTACTTGCCGAACATGTCGAGCGCGCCGTCATGATTAAACACCAAGGCAGCGTGGCTCTCAGCTCTACCCGTTCGCCTGGTCCCATTGAGTTAGCGCGCTGCATGGTATGGGCCGCTGCTCTCGAGTCGCGCCCAAGTTCTGCCGGCAAGCCTTTACTAGTTATCAGCAGGTAGTACACTCTTAATCGGACGGCCTCGCATTTCGTCGGGATTTGCGAGGTTATCCACAACTCGCGCACAAAAGAATGGCACAATATCCACATGGCACTATTTGGTAAAGTCACTAAAGCAGCGATTAGCCCGCCAGTAGGTAAAGCGGCTGCGGCTGGTACCGGGTACGGAAACCTTTATAGCCCGTCTAGCAGCAACGGCGGCGCGGCCATGGTAGGCGTTTACTACAACTACACCGAGGGCGAAGCCCGCAATGCTGCTATGAGCGTGCCAACGGTTAGCCGTGCTCGAGACCTCATTGCTTCAGTTATTGGCTGTATGCCATTGCGCATGTATACCGAAATGTGGAACGGCAGCGAAATGGAAAAAATGCCGTTAGCGCCACGCACTTGGCTGCGCAAAATTGACCCAGCAGTGCCAAATATATTTACGCTAAGTTGGCTTTTTGATGACCTTTTTTTCTACGGTCGTGGCTTTCTTTATGTAACTTCCCGCACAGCTGACGGCTACCCAGCTTCGTTTACGCGTTTGCCTGCGTCAATGGTTCAGACTTTAGACCAAGCCGGGCCTGTGTATTTTGCACCGTCTAAGCAAATAATTTTTAGTGGCGGCGAACTAAACCCAGATGACGTCATACAGTTTTTGTCGCCTATCCAAGGCATTACTTCTATGTCAACTCAGAGCGTAGCCACAGCGCTAAAACTAGAAGCAGCGCGCTACCGCAACGCTTCAAGCGCTATTCCTGCCGGCGTACTGAAACAAACTGGTGGCGAGCCTTTATCGGCTTCCGAGTTGGCAGACCTTGCAGCTGCATTTAATGCTGCGCGCGCAACTAACCAAACTGCTGCGCTTAACGAGTATTTGTCATACACCGAAACGGCAACAACGCCGGACAAAATGTTACTTATTGACTCTGCAGAGTTTCAAGCCATGGAAATGGCCCGCTTGTGTAACGTCCCCCCATATCTTGTGGGCGTCAGTGTCGGAAGTTACAGTTATCAGTCAAGCACCGAAAGCCGCGCCGATTTGTGGACATTTTCAGCACGCGCATATGCAGACTGCATTGCTTCCACATTTTCACAAAACAACGTATTGCCAAACGGCACGTATGTAGAGTTTGACGTCGAGGGCTACCTAATGGGCGACTACAGCGAAAACAACGACATGGCCCAGCCATACCGAGAGGAAGTAAACTCATGATGAGATTAAACGCGCAAGCGGTAAGCATTGACGCTGCAGCTGGTGAAACTGGCCGCCGCGAAATAAGCGGAATAGCCGTACCTTATGGCGTTCCGGCTGTAGTGGCTGACGGCACGTCAGTAATTTTCCAAGCGGGCAGCCTGCCAACTGACGGCAAAAACCCACGCCTTTACATGAACCACGACTCAACTAACGCCATTGGCATTGTGACCGAGCGCGTAGATACACCAGAGGGCATGTTGTTTACAGCCAAAATAAGCAAAACGCAGGCTGGCGACGAAGCCCTAATTTTGGCTATGGACGGCGTACTTGATTCTGTGAGCGTTGGCGTCAACCCCACAAAGTTCACTACTGCTACAGACGGCACAGTAACCGTTACCGCAGCCGACTGGTTAGAGCTGTCAATGGTGCCCGTACCGGCATTTGCTGGCGCAGTCATTACAGACATTGCTGCGAGTATCCACCAAGAAGCCGAAAAAGATGTTATAGACTTATCCACAGACGAACCTTTAGTAGAGGAAGTAACCGAAATGTCAGAACCAGTAGCACCAGCAGTCGAGGCAACAATTCCGACCGCGCCACTTTTTGCACAAGCAAAACGCCAATTTGTTATGCCAACTGCAGCCGAATACATGGCAGCAATGCACGCTGGCGGCGACACATTCCAAAACGTTAACGCTGCATACAAAGAAGCAGTGCGCTCACAGCAGACAGCATTGCAAGCAGCTGCAGGCGACGTGCTTACTACTGACACGCCGGGCCTTTTGCCAGTGCCAGTACTTGGGCCAGTGTTTCAAGACCTCAACTTTGTACGACCAGTAGTTACCGCTTTTGGTGCACGCTCAATGCCAAACACACCAAGCAAAACTTTCATTAGGCCAACCATCACAACGCACACCAGCGCCGCAACACAGACCGAGGGTTCAGCAGTCAGCGCAACCACCATGGTTATTGCCTCAAATACGGTTACTAAAACAACTGTTGCTGGCCAAGTGACGCTCACTATGCAAGACATGGACTTCACAGACCCAGCGTCTATGAACATTATCTTGAACGACCTTTCTGGCGAATATCTCATTAAAACTGACGATATTGCGGCAGATGCACTTGTCAGTGGCAAGACTGCTTCAGGCTCGACATGGACTGTTACTGCTGGCGACCCAACCTCGCTCATTAACTCGTTGTATGACGCAGCGCGCGAAATTGCAGAGGACAGCAACTATTTCCCGACACACTTGTGCGTAAGCCCAGACGTGTGGGAAAAGTTGGGCGCACAGTTGGACAGCAACAAGCGACCAGTTTTGGGCTACACCACCAATGGCGTACTTGGCCAAAACAGCCTTGGTCGCGTAGGCGGTCTCGGTTACAACTCAATGGACGTAATGGGCCTGCAGCTTGTAGTTGACAACAACTTCGCAAGCGGCACCATGCTTGTGGTTTACGCACCGGGCTTTGAGATTTACGAAGCACAGCAAGGCGTACTCAGCATTGCTAACCCAAGCACATTGAGCCGCACGTTCAGCTACTACGGTTACTTCTCAACCTTTGTAGCTAAGTCGAGTTTCATTCAGGGAATCGTAATCGCCTAACAAGAAAGGCGGCTACGGCCATGGCTGCATTTACTACAGCTACAAAACAACTGTTAAACAACTACGCGTGCATTAGCACGCTAGAACCTACAGAAATTGCTTTAGGTCAGAACGTCACTGTTTCTGGTTTAGCAGCGCCGTTCGCTGGCACGTTTAAGGTTTTGGACTTGCCGCAATACAAGTTCACGGGCATAGACAACACCACTGGCGAGTTTCTGTTTGACGAAAACGACCCGGTACCTAACCAGTTGCTATACGCATGCACCGGCAGCAATGTCGAGTTTGTGGCTACGTTTGCTGGCACAGTCACGTATACCCAAACTTGCACTTGGGTAACGGCCGCCAACATTGAGGACTGGTTAGGTATTGGCACAGCTACAGCAGCCGATACCACATTCTTAACTCAATGCGCTTCAGCTGCAAACTTGTTTTGCTATCGCCGCAGGCAAGAGGCGGGTTACCACGACGCTTTAGCGACCAGCCCTAGTGGTGACGTATCTCTCGGCACCATCATGTACGGCGGCATGCTTTACCGTCAGCGCGGCAGCATTGACTCTTTCGCCAGTTTCGGCGATGGTGGCGCGGTATCAGTTACGGGCCTTTCAGGCGTCATAAAACAACTGCTTGGCATAGACAGACCGCAGGTGGCATAACTCATGCCTGTGGCCTTTACAGACCTGTTTAATGAAGCCTTAGACGACCTCACAGCCACACTTACGGCAGTTAGCGGTTTGCAGGTAGTCAACGACCCGCGCAACCTGGTGCCGCCATGCGCATTTATTGACGCCCCTACATTCGAGGCGTTTAACTACAACATCGTAAAAATGATATTTCCCGTGCGCGTCATCACCCTTGGGCCAAACAACCTCGACGCGCAACGCTCACTACTAAACCTCGCCAGCAAAGTACTGGCGGCTAATGTAGGACTCACGGACGGACGGCCAACCATTGCGATGATAGGCGGCGCGGACTATCCGGCATACGATTTAACAATTACAATGCAAGCACAGACAGCGTGAAAGGCTAACTATGTTTAAGATTTCAAGTGAGCGTCTAGGCAAAATTGGCGATTTCTTTGACGCTGCAGCTGCCGAAAAAGACGGCGTAAACGTGCTGGCACTTATTGCCGGCGGTTTCCTTGCCGAAACGTCCACCAAAACCGACCCGAAACCTGCTAAAACAGAACAAGAACCAAGCGAGGACTAAACACCATGGCAACTAGCACCTATCTTTCAAACCCAGTCGTAACCGTCAATGCGGTTGACCTTTCAGACCAAGCAACTAGCGCTGTGTTTACACGCGTCATCGAGGCTTTAGAGTCCACTGCTTTTGGCTCAACCTCACGCGTTTACACCTCTGGCCTGTCTAACAACTCGTTGACCATCACGCTGTACAACTCGTACGCAGCGACCGAAACATACGCCACTTTGTCAGCTCTTGTCGGTACACAAACCACCGTAAAGATTAAGCCAAGCACCGGCACCACCTCAGCAACAAACCCAGAGCACACCCTCACTGGTGCGTATCTTGAAACGTTGCCACTGGTTAACGGCCAACTTGGCGCGCTCGATACGATTGACATTACTTTTACTGGTGGCGTGTACAGCGTTTCCACCGGCGCGTAACAAACCTCAACCCGAAAGGTAGCCCGACATGCAACTACGGCTAAAAGTACAACGCAAAAACGAGAACGCCTACGAGGTTGTCACTAGCCTTGCGGTCATTGTCGCATGGGAACGGCGTTTCAAGCGTCGCGCCAGTGACCTAGGCGCAGGCGTAGGCATGGAAGATTTAGCCTTTATGGCATGGGACGCCAGCCAGCGCGCAAACATTGTGGTACCAGCCACACTCGATGCATTCATTAACGACATTGAGCTGCTCGAGGTCGTAGACAGTGAGCCACAAAGTTTTACCGAGCCGGCACCGTCCGGCGACAACTAGCAGAACTGCTATTACACACGGGCTGGTGGCCCCCAAGTGTAGACTTTGAGTTACCAGACTTAGCCACCGTCATAGACATTCTAGAAAGGCAGCGTAAAGAAAATGCCCGCCACCGCTAGTTATCAGGTCTATGGCATTCAAGAGGCGCTCGCTGAGATAAACAAAGTAGACCGCCTTTTACGCCGGCAGATAACCAAAGACATTCAAGCTGGCGCGGGCACTCGACTTGTCACTGCTGCACGTTCGTTCATACCAACTAAGACGCCTCTTTCGCGCATGGTTAATGGCAACATGATTAAGGGCCGCGACGGCACGGGCTGGTCACGCACCCGTGTCGTGGCTGGCATTCGCACTGTCGTAGGTAAACGTGGCCAGCGTGCACGCACTGTGAGGTTCTCTAACGGCCGTACAGCCGATTTTAAGGCGACTCAATACCAACTGCTTGTATTGCAGCAACGCGACGCTGCCGGCGCTATCTGGGACCACGCAGGCATTCGAGGCGGCGGCCAGTTTGTCACTAACCTTTTAGCTGAGGGCGAACACGTGGGGCCAGCAGCTGCGCCACGCGCTTTGGAACCTGCAGCAGAAAGCGTGTTGCCTGCTGTCGAGGCTGAGGTAGACAAGATAGTAGAGCGCGTTATGACTATTGTTAACCGTAATCTCGTTACGACTAGGACGCGCTAACCATGGCTATTAACATTCCGATTATCTCAAGCCTGAATACCAAAGGCTTTGACAGCGCCAAGAAAGAGTTTCAGAGCCTGCAGGGATTTGGTGCCAAGAGCGGGTTTCTACTCAAAAACGCTATGGTGCCCGCCGCTGGTGCCGTTACCGCACTTGCTGGCGGTTTGGCAATGGCCGCTAAGGCCGCTATCGCCGATGAGCAAAGCACCAAACTTTTAGAAACACAGCTGCGCGCAACGCTCGGACCTAACCAGGCGCTCGCCGATAGTGTCGCCGATTTCGTTGACCAGACACAATTAGCAACTGGCGTAGCAGACGATGAGCTACGGCCAGCACTTGCCGGCTTGGTGCGTTTCACCGGCTCAGCCACTAAAGCACAAGAGCTACTCACGTTGTCGCTTGACGCGTCTATAGCCACCGGCAAAGACCTGACGTCAGTTAGCACCGCCATTGGCAAGGCTTACGACGGCAACTTTACAGCGCTTAAAAAGTTGGGCGTACCGCTCGATGAGAACATTGTAAAAACTAAAGACTTTAAGTCTGCCCAAGAGGCACTCACCGCACAGTTTGGTGGCGCGGCAGCAGCCAACGCCAACACATACGCAGGCCGTCTATCTATTTTGCAGACACGTTTTAACGAGATGGTCGAGAGCATCGGTTACCGAGTCTTGCCGAAACTTGGGCAGTTACTTGATTACTTTGACAAGCTCATAAAAATTAGTGACGAACGCGGCCTAGGTGGCGTCATTGGCGAACTGGGAACCAAACTAAAACGGTTTGTTGACCCTGCAACGGCTGTCTCTGACGCGCTAAAGAAAAACACGAGCGACGCTAAAAGTTTTGGCGACAACATGAAACAGACCGGCGTAAACGCCGTAAACCTTGGCTCGAGCATTCTCAACCTTGGTGGCAAAATTGTTGGCCTTAACATCAACGTGGGCAAACTTAAAACAGATACCGACAAACTTAACGACACACTTGCCAACGCCTACACGAACACCAAGGCATGGTCGGACGTACTACTGCAACTGGACCAAGACCAGAAACGCGCCAACTACCAAAAAGCCGTAGACATTGAGCAACAACGCCTGGCAAACCTTGAGATTTCCAAGAGCACCGCCAGCACCAAAAAGGCTACAGACGCCGCTAAAAAGGCTGCAGAAGCGACCGCTAAACATGCTGAGTCAGTGCGCGCACTCAAAGAGGCATACGACAACGCAGTACAGGCCGTTAAAGACAAGTTTTCGCCAGCGCTCATGCGCGCCAATGAACAACTGGCCAAGGCAACAGAGAACTACAACAACTTCTACAACGCCACCGCTGACGTCGTGCGCGGCATATTCAATGTTGGCGAAGCATGGACTACCGCAGCTGACAGCGAGGGCGCAAAGTCATTCTTTGGTGTACTCGATGACCAAGCCACCAAGGCTGGCCAACTTGCTGCAGGCATAGAGAACCTTATTGCTGCCGGCTTAGATGACCCAGAGCTACTCAAGTCAATTCTTGCTAGTGGCGCTGACGTAGGACTCGAGATTATTAAAGGCTTGCTCGCTGGCGGTAAAGCGTCAATAGACCGTCTGCTTGGTATCTCTACAACCATTAACGCAGCTGCGGACCGTATCGCGAAACTCACGGCAGACAAATGGTTTAAGTCTGGTGTTGACCAAGCCCAAGCAATAGTTAACGGCGTTAACAGCGTCATTGCAGATACAGAGTTTTTGCTTAGTTTTGCAGCTGACCCTGACAGCGTGAGACTTATCGGCGAACAGTTAGATGCAAGCCTTGGCACCGTGTTTGGCGGCGGCGCGGCACCAGCACCTACCACTAACCCATTTGGGCCAGTACTTGGCAGCATTAACGCCAGCCCCAATATGGGCGACGGTCGCGTATCAGCTGCGAGCGTGGGCGACTCTAACGTAACCATCAACGTAAATGGCGGAGACCCTAACGCAGTAGTAAGCGCGCTACGCAGCTACATGAGGCAAAACGGCAGCGTGCCTATCAAAGTAAGCAACATTTACTAATGGGCGTAGTCAATTTTACTGTGTCGGTAGGCGCTACTCTCGGCAGCGCCGTTGCCATAGACAACGTGCAACAAGTCTCTTTTAACACGGGACGCCAACACCAACTAGACCAATACAGCGCCGGCACCGCGTCTATTACTGTGCGCTACCCGACGGGCTACGCCTCGCCTAATACGTCGTTTGTGCCAGGCAGTTTTGTGTCAATAACCATGACTGGCGGCGGTACCACGCGCCAAGTGTGGGCAGGCAAAATAGCCAACATTACGGCGCAATACGGCATACCTTACGCCTCGAGCATAGGCAATGCCGACTATGTAGTAATTCAAGCAGAGGGCGGTTTCGCTGCATTTGCGCGCGCGTCAGGTAACAACTATGCAATGGCAGCGGCCATATTTGGCGTACAAGCCACACGTTGCAACGAGCAAACTCTTTTGCAGTTAGATACCCAGAGCGGGTTTGGTTACAGTTATTTATTTCCAGCGTCAACCATTAGTGGCACTTGGGGCGACTGGATTAACAGTTGTGTGCTCACGATGAACGGCAGGCTGCAAGAGTATTCGAGTTCTGTGGCTGCCGTAAATGCTTATTACCAAATACCCGCGAGTTATCTTGACTTCAGCGACGTACCCGCTGATTGGGGAATGACCGCCAACAAATACAACAGCATTAGCTTTGAGGGTTTGGCAGACAACTATTACACCCAAGTGACGGTAGACCCTGCCGATTACGCAGCACAGACCGTGCAAACCGGCACAGCGCCTTACCGTACTTACACCGTTAACACACTTAACTCATCAACTGGTCAAGCCCTTGACATGGCCAACTATCTGCTTTCCAATTACCAGACGCCACGTCTTGCCATTTCGTCAATAAGCGTAAACATGCAGTCAATTAACCAGAGCGGCGGCGGCTATGTTTTGCCGTTTTATGGGAACCAAGCCGTGGGTACGGCTGTGTCTGTCAAGTTTCGCGGCACGACATATAACTGCATTATTGAGGGCTCGAGCTGGTCGGGCACACCAGGGGACATTAACGCCACCTTTTACCTGAGTTCAGCGCTGTATAACAACTTCTTGCTACTAGACAACACGGTCTATGGCACGCTCGACAACAACAGATTAGGCTACTAATTATGGCTACTCAATACACAGCAGGGCTGACAACGGGCCAAGTGCTCACAGCTGCAACGATGAACAGCATCGGCGCGACGTGGGAATCATTTACTTGTGCTTGGACTGGCAGCATTACAAACCCAGCAATTGGGAACGGCAGCATTACCGCAAGTTATGCGCAAATAAATAAATTGCTAATAGTCTCTGTTATCGTAGTTTCTGGCACTACAACAACTTTTGGGTCAGGCAATTACAAATTTTCAATGCCGGTATCTATTGTTCAAGGACAACCAACAATGGGCTGGGGTGTAGTCCTAGATGCTTCGGCTGGTTATGCGTCATATAACGCAAACACGATTATTTCCACTTCGGCAACAACTGTTGAGCTTTACACAACAAACGGGCTTACTCCAATAGGCGCAGCTTCCCCTGTAACTTTTGCCGCAAATGACCAAATTCGTTTTACCATAGTAGGACAGGCACTATGACAAACTTTAGAAGCCCATTTGACAACGACGAAATACCACAAGAATGGCTTGTCGAGCGTATGCGTATTGAGCGCGACCGCCTGCTCGCCGAGTCCGACTGGACAATGCACAGCGACGCGCCAACCAACAAAACAGCATGGGCAACATACCGCCAAGCATTGCGCGACTTCCCAGCAACATGGGAACCAGCAGAAACCGCCGACTTCCCAGAGGCGCCCCAATGATTTGGCGCGTAAGTTTTGTGGCCGTGTTGTTTGCCAGCATTCTTGTGGCTTGTAGCGACCGTGAGCGCGTCAACTGCCCGCGCACCAAAAACAAGGCGTTACGCGCAGCCACCACCATTACCGTGGACACCGCCAGCCTTGGCAGCACTCGACTGGTTGAAAGTAAATGCCCGTAATACCGCCACCACGCCGACCAGAGCGCATGACCAGCGAGGAAATTAAAGCCCGCCTCATATTCATTGTTGCTTGCGCGCTGTCGTTCACTTTTGTGGTTGCCACCATGTCTCTTATATACGGCCTGCTATTCGTCACCCAACCGCTCGACGTATCAGACAACGACAAAAGCGCATGGGCAACATTGCAGCCATTATTGCTATTTCTTACTGGTTCACTAGCCGGGCTACTCAGCGCCAACGGCCTAAAAGATAGACCGAAAGGCAAAGATGTACCCGACACAGAAAATTAAACTGCCAAAAGACCTAGCCGGCCACAAAAACGGGCAACTTCCAGACGAACTATTAGCACCAGTACCAGGGGGCAAACTACACAAAACCGCTGTGAGGTCATACAAACACATGCTGAACGCTGCCAAGGCTGCCGGCGTAGAACTCAAACCCACCTCGAGCGTTGACACCTACAGGCCCTACAAGATTCAGTACGACGCATTTATGCAGCGCTACTCACCTAAACCCACAGACGACACTCGAGGCATTACCCGCACATTTGAGGGCGCGACTTGGTATCTCAAAAAGGGTATGGCACCGTGCGCGGCACCCGACCCCACAGGCGTTAAAGGCTCAAACCACGGCTGGGGCCTCGCTGTAGATTTCGCCAACTGCTCTGGCAAAACATTTAACTGGCTCATAAAAAACGCTAACCGTTTCGGCTGGTACATCGGTACTGGCGACCCAAGCAAACCAGGCTTTGAGTCATGGCATTGGGAATACGTCCTAGGCAACGTGTGGGCGCCACCCGCTGAAACCGTTACACCATAAGGCTTACAGCCTAAAGACGCGCAAACACTCAATAAGCCCATTAGGGTTTTTACCTATCCCGACGAAAGGCAGAAACCATGAAACGACTACTTGGCGTACTCGCCACAGCTGCACTACTGGTGCCGGCAACTCAAACACAAGCAGCGGTAGAACCCGACTGCAGGCTCTACACCGCTTTAGCCCTCGAGGTTGGCTGGCACAAACGAGAAATACCACGCCTCATGCAAATATGTAAACGCGAGTCTAAAGGCTTTGCGCGGGCATGGAACCAGCGCGACCCATACACAGGCTCATACGGTCTCATGCAAATAAACGGCAGCAACAAAGGCTTTCTACAAGACGCCGGCATTGTGCGCAAAGCCATGACCGAACTCTGGGCACCACGCAAAAACTTAAAAGCAGCACTAGCTCTTTTTAAGCGCCACGGTTGGTTGCCATGGAAAGGCAACAGCGCGCCAAAGTAATGTGCTATGTTGCACCCGTTAGTTATTTTCAACCCGACTAGAAAAGAGACAACATGGTAAACCCGACTGACCATTTAGACCAAGCACTAGCAAACTTGTGGGCGAACACTCGACCCAAAGCAACCGACGTGCTGATACGCAATTTGCGCGCCCACGCTTACTCTTATGCGATGGACGACCCGAAATTGTGCGAGGACCTGCGCCAAGCCATTGGCCGCCTAGAACACCCGAGCAGCCTTGAACCAAAACAGTTAAGTATTCTTGACCGGCTAGACGACCTCAGCCAAGATTTGTACGACGACGGCCACGAGGATTTAGCCGCACAAGTTAACGCCTTTTTCCATGTCGTAGAAGCAGCATTGCGCGGTGCAAAGTGAGAACCATTGCAGGCATTTTTGCTTTTGTTGGCGTCATGTCAGTGTTCACGCTGGTTACTTTGTGGGCCGCTGACTGGATACAAAACTATGACGAAAGCGGCAGGTACGAGTAATGGCTTTTGACCTTTCAGAATACGTAGACGTAAAAACCCGCCTCAAGCAGGCACTCGCGCTGTACCCACAGCTGCGCATTGTCGAGCACCGACCAGAAATAACCCAAGTTGGCGACCAGTTGTTTATCGAGTGCTCAGTCACCGTGAGCCGTGACCCTGACGACCCGATACCCGTGACCGCGTACATTTTTGAGCCGTACCCAGGCAAAACAACTTTTACTAAAAACAGTGAACAAGCCAATGGCGCGACCTCGGTTTTGGGGCGCGCGTTGGGCTACATGGGCCTAGGCATTGACAAGTCAATCGCCAGCAGTAACGAGGTTTTAGGCCGCCAGCAAGCAGCCGAGGACGACGACCGCACCAAGGTAGTGAGCATTGCGCGACCAACACCCGTGCTCGACAGCCCACGCGCTACGCCAACTTCAGTTATGGGGCCACGGTCTAAGCAAATAGGCGAGGCGCGGCTAACGGCACGCGAACAAACCGAAGCAAGCCAAACCAGCAACACTGGCGGCGCGACTGCTAACCAAATAAAAATGCTTACCCAAATGTGCGCTGAACGTGGGCTAGATTTTGACCCTGCAGCACCCATGACGTACAGCGAGGCTAAAGACATGTTTCTTGCTATCAAGCCAATACCAAAGGTCAAGTGATGAGCAACATAGACCAAATGCAGGCTGAGCAAGCACTCTGGGCATACTCGAGCATGCTGTATGACTCACGCGAACAATGCGAAAGCCTGAGGCGCGAACTGAACATAATCATAAACCAGTACGAGGAAATGGCCTCAGAGCTTAAGTTCTGGAAACGCCAGGCAGAACTATTAGAAGCCATATTCATTGGGCGCGGCGATGCCGAATAACTACGGCGGTATGACCGAAGCCGCTTTCTTAAAGCAAGTGTGCGCGGTAGCAAAACTGCGCGGCTGGTTGATTTACCACGCCAAACCCGCCCAAGTAGGCGAGCGTTGGGCCACCCATTTCCAAGGCGACGCAGGTTTCCCTGACCTAGTGCTTAGCCACCCAACTGGCGGGCTGGTGTTTGCTGAGTTAAAGGCTGGACGCAACAAACAGTCCGACGCGCAGCTGCGCTGGCAAAGATACTTGCTTGAGGCAGACTACGAGTGCTACTGCTGGTACCCAAAAGACCTAGACGCAGTAATTGCGCGACTGAGCGACATATGAGCAAAGTACTGGTAACACTTGATTACGAGGAACTCGAGTATTGCGCTATCAGCGGTGCGCGCCGAAACATACGCGCCATGCAAAAGGACCGCAAACCACGCCAGAGCACCGTTGCCTATGAAAAGCAACATTGGTGGCAGTCACACGTAACAGGCGTAATAGGCGAATACGCAGTAGCCAAGTCATTAGGTGAGCATTGGCTAGACCTAGAAAATGACCGCGGCGGTTTTGACGTACTGAGTTACCAGGTGCGCAGCACAGAATACCCAAACCCTAATTTGCGCATACGTAAAGGCGACGACGAAAACCACGTGTTCATACTCGCCCAAGTAAAAAACAACCGAGTGCTAATCCACGGCTGGGCCACCGGCTACGAGATTAAAATGCACGGCACACCACAATACGAAAACTCGATATACCTAACATGCGAACAACTAAACGACATGTCACTCTTAATGCACCCAACTATCTACACCTCACAAGTGACCGAGTGGGAAAGGCCTGACTACCAATGAGCAAACTAACTGAAGCCGACCGCCAAGAGCTGCGCGCATTGTTTAGCCAACTCGCAGACATACAGGCCGACGCAATCCTTGAGGAACTAACAGAGCAACCTCACCAAGCCAACGCGCTAAAGCAAGACCTATGGGGCTTAGAGGCGCGATTAGCAGACATACACGCCGACGCCAACCCTTAGACATGCCGGCACAACTGAATAACACTCATGGCCACGTACGGGTTTGCACTGTGCTGGTGAACACACGGAAACGTGGGTAGAGCACCATGTCTATGAACTGGTGTGCAGCGTCCAAACGTCACAAATGCGTATGGTGTCCGTCCTTGACTATGAAACATTCCGGCAGCCACAGCTACTTGCTGAAAGTGTGGGGGGACGTAGTGCACGAGACTCGACAACAGACCAGACAACAAGCCACGCCAGTGGCGCGTTAGCACAAGCGATAGCGCGTGAGAAAGAACCAGCAACATGACAACCACACACAACGGCAAACAACGAGCCACCAGCGAGTTCAAGCGCAACAGAGCCAAACTACTGGCCGACGAACCAGCCTGCCATTGGTGCGGAATAGCGCGAGCAACAGAAGCAGACCACCTACTCGAGAGCGACGCCGGCGGAACTAATGACATCAACAACCTGGTGCCGGCATGCAAACCATGCAATGCGCGGCGAGGTCAGGCCTACCGCGTACGCAAAGAACGCGAAAACAACGGCGTACTAGAGATAAACACTCAGAGCGTTTTTTATGGAGAGCAACAGAAGCC